CGAACCCGCCTAGGGTTAAAGGATAAGCAGTTCGCCTCCGGCGATGTCCACGACTTAACCTTCGCAGAGTTTCGCCAGAAGTTCCTTCATAGCCGTACCTTCCCCCATCAGCAGAACATCGTAGATGTGATCGAAGGTAGAGAGCCAGGGTGGTTACACCCTTCTATGAAGTTTGAACCTGGTCTAGCAGCCAACCGTATTTTGATTAACATTCCTCCTAACCACGCCAAGTCCATCACAATCACGGTGGACTATGTGACGTGGCAGGTTTGTAAGAATCCTAACTTTCGAGTATTGATAGTTTCCCAAACGCAGCAGTTAGCTGCCGACTTTCTCTACGCCATCAAGCAACGTCTGACGCATCCAATGTATCAAGAATTACAGACTGCGTATGCTGCTGGCGTAGGGTTTAACTCTAAGACTGCCTCGTGGCAGGCAACCCGTGTCACCTTTGGTGATGAACTCCGTGAGTCATCTGAAAAGGATCCTAACATCGAAGCCGTCGGTATCGGTGGTCAGATCTACGGTAAGCGTGCAGATATGATTATCGTAGACGACGCCGTGACTTTAAAGAACGCTAATGAGTTTGAAAAGCAGATCCGCTGGTTGACCCAAGACGTGCGATCTCGTTTGAACCCTACAGGTAAGTTGATCGTTATCGGAACTCGCGTTGCCTCGGTAGATCTCTACCGCGAGCTACGCCAAGAAGATCGCTACCCAGGTGGGCTAGTTCCTTGGAAGTATTTGGCTATGCCAGCCCTGCTGGAGATAGATGAGGACCCCGACAAGTGGGTTACGCTATGGCCCGCATCCGATGCTCCATTTGATGGGCAAGCAGAATCTGATAAGAACGAGGACGGCCTATACCCACGTTGGTCTGGACGTAACCTTTACAACGAACGCCAAGCGATGGACTCATCTACTTGGGCGCTAGTCTATCAACAACAAGATATCTCCGAGAACGCCGCCTTTGACCCAGTATGTGTTAAAGGTTCTATTGACGGGATGAGAAAGTCAGGTCGTCTTGAACCAGGTTATCCAGGTCATCCGAAAGATCTTTCTGGCTTTAGCATTATCTGTGGTCTTGATCCTGCTATGGTCGGTGATACTGCTGCGATCTGTTATGCTGTTGATCGAAGTACCAATAAACGTTACATTGTTGATGCTATCAAGATTACTGGTCCATCTCCGGCACAGATCCGAGAACTGATATTTAGTTGGACTTCTCTCTATGGTCCGTCAGAATGGATCGTAGAGAAGAATGCTTTCCAAGCTTTCCTTACCCAAGATGAAGGAATCAGACAGCACCTTGCCTCACGAGGAGTTCAGTTCAAAGAACACCACACCGGCTCAAATAAATGGGACGCAGGCTTTGGTGTTGCTTCTATGGCTACGCTCTTCGGAACAAAGCAATCCGATGGTAAGCACCACAGAGATAACCTCATACATTTACCAAGTGACCAGACCGAAAACGTTAAGGCACTGATCGAACAGTTGATTACGTGGACCCCCACCACTAAAGGTAAAACAGACTTAGTGATGGCGCTCTGGTTCTGCGAGATCCGAGCACGTGAGATGCTCAACTATGGGCAGTACGCTACCCATCATATGAAGAATCCATTTTTGTCCAGGAAAGAACTGGGCAAGAGAGTAGTCGTCAACTTAGATGAACTACTTGCAGAACAAAACAAAACATTCATCTAAGGAGATAGCAATGGCGGTTAGAAAAACAATCAAGAAGTCTGATGACTCAAAATTAATTAGAACTATTCCAGGCAAGTATTCTTTGATTGATAACGCAGACAAAACAAACAAAGCACTTGCAGTAAAAAGAAAAACGGAAGCAGCATCAAGAAGTAAGAAAGATGCCAAATCACAGAAGGCCGGACTTAAGGCTGCTAACAAACCTTTGAAAAAAACTCCTGCTAGAACTGAAGCAAATCGTCTTGCTGCACAACGCGCTGAAGCAGTACGTAAAAAGTACAGAGAAGGTACTGGTCCTAAGATGACTGCTGCTGAGAAAATTGCTCGTGACCGTTCAATAGGTTTGGGAATACCCAACCCACCAGGAAGATTGAAAAAAGCAGGTCAAGCAGCTGACAGAATTCTTGCTCAAGCAAATGAAGCGGCTGCTCGAAAAGCAGAAACAAAGAAAAATAAGACTAAGCCTAGAGGTGGTCGCGCTATGGGTGGCTTTGGTGGCGGAATCTTCGGAACAAAGAATAGATAAAAACTTAACTAAGGAGAATAGAAATGGCACCAAAACCAAAAAAAATGACTGATGCTGATAAAGCAAAGTTAAAGAGACTTGCCGCCGGTAAGGGAGCACGTTCAGATGGTGGACTTACTAGCGACCAAAGCCTAGAACTTTTAGGTCTAAGGGATATGGAACGCAGGAGTCGTTCATACTCACCAAAGCCTATGACCGCTGCTGCTAAGAAAAAGGCTGCCGCTGCTGGTAAGGCCACAGGAGCAAAGACAAAGCCAAAGTCACTAGCATCTAAAGTTGTAGGACGCGCAAAAACAGTAGGACGCGAAGTACGCGATGTTAAGACAGCAGTTGGAACATCACTACGCGATATCGAGCAGAATGTTCGTAGAGCCGGTATGGGTGTAAAGCCAACAGGAAAGAACGTTGGCGGAAACCTTAAGAAGCAGATTAAAGAAGTTGGATCTGCTATTAAGTCTGGTAAGAAGGGTACATCTTCTGATATGTACAACAAGCCAGGTGCTTACAAGTCAGGCACAAAGCGTAAGTAATAGTTTTAATCCCCGTTATTAGGAGTTACATTGTTATCAGTCAAAGATATTGACGCCAAGCTAGCGCGTTTGCGTACCAAGTACGCTCCACGCGACCAGCGTATGCGCGACGTTCTTTCTGTACGCCAGGGAGACTTGTCTAAAGTTTTCCCTTCAATGTTCTCCGAGGATTACCCAAAGCCACTCGTTGCTAACTTCATTGATGTAGCAGCACGTGACTTGGCCGAGGCGGGTGCTCCGCTACCTTCGTTTAACTGCTCAGCAAACAATATGGTTTCTGACGCACAGCGTAAGGCAGCTGACACCCGCACTCGAATCGCTAACTACTACGTATCTTATTCTAACCTTTCACTACAGAACTACAAGAACGCTGACTGGTACAACACCTACGGTATGACTATCGGTATGGTGGAGATGGATTATGAGGATAACAATCCTCGTATGCGCCTACTAGATCCAACAGGGTGCTACCCTGAGATGGATCGCTTTGGTCGTACCACATCGCTTACACAGTTGATTGTTTCCGATGCTGACACAATCGCTTCCCAGTATCCAGAGTTTGCAGAAACGATCCTGAAGAAGAATAACTTCCAACAGGGATCTCCATATATGACTATCGTGCGTTACCACGATGCAGATCAGGACTTGATCTATCTGCCACAGCGTAACAACTTAGTTCTTTCACGTGTACCCAACCCAGTAGGCAAGTGCTTAGCACGTGTCTATGTCCGTCCATCTTTGGATGAGCAGGCACGTGGTCAGTTTGATGATGTACTCTCAGTACAACTTGCACGTGCTCGCTTTGCTATCTTGCAGATCCAAGCAGCAGAAAAGTCTATCCAAGCACCTATTGCTATTCCACAAGATGTGCAAGAACTTGCTCTCGGTCCTGATGCTATTATGCGTTCTGCTAATCCGCAGAACATCCGTCGTGTTGGATTAGATCTACCACCTGGAATCTTTACCGAATCAGGTGTCCTTGAGCGTGAACTACGTCTTGGTGCTCGTTACCCAGAGTCACGTTCAGGTGAGATCAACGCATCCGTTGTAACGGGACGTGGAGTTCAAGCACTACAGGCAGGCTTTGATACACAGATCAAGGCAGCACAGGCACAGTTTGCACGCCTCTTTGAAGATCTTGTTGGTCTTTGCTTTGAAGTAGATGAGAAGATCTTTGGATCTGTTCAGAAAACAATTAAGGGAACCGATGACGGTACACCTTATGTACTCAAGTACACCCCGTCACGCGATATCAAGGGTGAGTACGGAGTAGATGTACGCTACGGAATTATGTCCGGTATGGACCCTAACCGTGCAGTTATCGCATTACTACAAATGCGTTCAGATAAGCTTGTATCCCGCGACTATGTACGCCGTGAACTACCGGTGGAGATCAATGTTACCCAAGAAGAACAGCGAGTTGACATCGAAGAGTTACGCGACTCTTTACGTATCGCTGTTGCTCAGTACGCTCAAACCATCCCAGCGATGGCTTCGCAAGGTCAGGACCCTTCCTTGGCTGTTACTCGGATTGCTGAAGTTATTGCGGGACGTCAAAAAGGATTATCATTAGAATCAATAGTGGAAAAGGCGTTCGCTCCAGAACCTCCACCACCAGCGCCAATGGCCCCAGAGATGGGTATGCCAGGAATGGCACCTCAAGTTCCAGCAGCAGGTGAGGCCCTAGCTCCTGCCTCGCAGCAACCTCCACAAGAACAAGCTGGTCAGGCCCCTGCTGCTGGTCAACGTCCTGATATAGCACAATTACTAGCCGGTATTACCGGCGCAGCATAAGGAAAGGAGGCGCACTATGAACAAAGGATCACACGCTAAGGCTCCAGTACAACCTGTAAAGGTTGATACAAAGGCTGGTTCAGTCAAGGGTGGAGACGTTAAGTTTGGATACGCTCCAGCTGCTCGTAAAGGCAAGAAGGCTTAATTTACTGAAGGGTGTACAGGGTGTTGAATCATAACGATAGGGTTCCACGCCCTGTACGTCCAACAGATCTATTAGTTATATTTACAGGCGCTGCATACAATTTAGCGCAAGTAGCAGAAACATTCTTTTCAGAATTATTTGAACTTAGTATTTATCATTCAAATCAGAAAACCAAAACAATGCAGGCGTGGGAAGATATGACCACCGACCTAGAACAGTTACAGGAGGGAACAGATGGCTGAGAATCCTATGGCTGGCGTTTCAGGTCCTGGACCTTATGCAAAGCGTACCGATATTGGAACCCCAGAAATGAAGATGGGTTCTATCGCTTACGGTGAAGGTGTTGAGACACAGGCAATTAAGTCTGGTGCTCCACTTGGAAAGACCCCTGATGCAGTATCAGAACCGACAGGACGACTACGTAAAGAGTCTGCACCCGTAACAGGATTATTTGCACCAACACAGCGTCCAGATGAACCAATCACAGCAGGTGTTGATATCGGCCCAGGCCCTGGATCTAATGCACTTGTTATGCAATCACAACTTTCTCAGCGCAAGATGTCAGATATTCTTGCCGAAATGATTCCATTCGATACTACCGGAGAGATAGTTATTCTCTATCAGAACGCTCTAGCGCGAGGTAACTAATGGCTGATAATCTTTCATCAGCAGCTTATGCAGCTAAGTTAGCAGCAGAAGATAGAAAAAGACTTGAAGCGTATAACAAATCACTTACAACGCACAAGAAACTTACATCTCTTCCACCTGAGTTAGCCAAGCAAGAGTATGCCAAACTTACACCTGCACAGCAGGCTTCTCTACCACAGCAATTTGGTAATGAAGATCCAATTCAAAAACCAGATGAAGGATGGCTATCTACCGCTTGGAACTACACAGGTGGTGCAATCCTTAGTGGTCTTAAAGAAGCAGGAAAAGACCTTCTTGGTGGACTTGAAAATGTATCAGATTTTACTACACGCGTTTATCGTACCGCTGCTATTTCGATAGATCAGCAGGTAGATCTTAACGAGGCTTGGGATATAGCCAACGATAAAGGTGACAAGGTATTTAGCCCACGTCGTATTGAGCGTGCCAAGGAACTATTTGATCCTAACGCAGTAGCAGTTGCTTTGCGTATTGCAGCAGGTGAAGATCAAGGCAAGATTATTGCTGAGGCAACTCCTGAACAACTTAAGTATATTAAACTTCACGATAAGACCCAAGGTACAAAGGAAGAGCAAGATCTCTTTCAAGATACAATGGATGCCGTTCAGGCAGCCAAGTACTCACCTGGTCGCTTCGTTGCAAACCTATTTACCCCTGAGAAGTATGAAGGATCTGGATTCTTCTACAAGACAGTATCAGGTGCGGTAGATGCTGCATATCGTATCTTTGTAGATCCACTTATTGTTGGTGGCAAAATAAAGAAAGCATATGATCTTTCTAAGTATTCAGTAGAAGTTATCGTAGGTAGCGCAACACGTGATGGTGTTGCCTTTGCAAAGTACTTTGACCAGCCTAAGACTGCTACATTTTGGAACAATTACGGCGCTAAGTTAAAAGCCTATCGTAAAGCAGACGAATTAAAAGATACTGCAACCAAAGCACAACTTATTGAAGAGATGAAAATCCTTGCACCTGAGTTTGGTCCAGCAGTTATTCTGACATTTAATAAGGCAGCAGAACCTATTGAGGATGTTCTTACAGCCAAAGCATTTTTTAATAATGCCAAGCAGTTAGATGAAATGATTAAGGGTGCTGGTGGTCGTCGTCGTATTATTGCCCCACGTATGACAGAAGGTCGCAAGATTCGAGTTGCTGCACTAACTACAGCAAACAAAGTTTTTAATATTGATAGAGTAGGACCTGCTCTTGTCAACGCATCATTCTTTGGAGAAGATGCAACAGATGCCGGTATCTATAAGGCAGTTACTGAAGGCCGCGAGCAAATCGTAGAGTCTATGAATGCTCTTAATAAGACTAGAAAAGTTGGCGTAGCTCGTTTTTCTACAGCAGATATTAGCGTTCGTATTGACCGATTCAAGCAACGCTTTGCTATTGCTCCTATGTTTAAGGATAATGAATTTGATCTCCTTGACACCAAGGCTCCAGATTATATCTATCGTCTAGCACGCCTAGTATTTCCACAGCGTGAGGCTAAACTTGCAGCAGAGGTATTTCGCGGTATCGAAGATGTAGGCCAGCGTAAAGAATTCTTTAACGGCATTATGGCTAACATAACAGATATTCGTGGCATCAATACAACTGAGCCTACCCAAAATGTGGCACGTACATTAGCCGGTAAGGGTAAGGCTAAGTTTGATAACACTGGTGATGACCTAGATGAAGTCGGTGCATTTGCTACGGACTTTAATAACATAGTTACAGTTCCTAATTTAAGCGATATTGATCGCCTTACGGCTAGAAGTACAATAGGATTAAAAATAATCGGTCCTGTTGCAAACAGCGAATTTCTTGAGAAGATTGTTGGAGGCTGGTCATTCTTGACCCTTGCTGGTCCACGTTATGCTATCCGTAACTCCATTGAAGATCTAATGATCAACCTTGCTATCGGAGTATCTCCTTGGGGAGTGGCAAAGAGTCGTCGTCTTACAACACGTATCTTAACTGCTCTGAGAGATACCCCATCATCAGGCAAGTTTGAAGAACTGGCTAACAGCCCACTAGGTTTTGTTATGCGTATTGTCAACAAAGAAGAAGCGGCTCGATACGTAGACGAGATCAAGGCACTTGATGTTAAACTCTTGGCTAACAAGAAAGAGATTAAAGATCTCTACAAGATAGTTAATGAGTCAGCAGATGAGGCCGCTGTTACCGCAGCTCGTAATCGTATCTCTGTTCTTCGCAAAGAAACAGATGTTGATGTTGTGCGTCAGACTCGTGAGATTATGGCAAGTGCTCTTACTAAGGGACGTGTTAATAACTTCCTTAAATCACAAGGTCGTAATCCACTAGACGAAGAAGCAGCAGAATTTCTTACAGAGCAAATTGTCTATGGCGATATTGAGAACTTCCTATCTATCATTTCCGAAGGTGGTTTTAACTTTGCCACCGGAGCAGACTTCCTTACAAATGCAGTAAGTTTTACCAAACTTCACGGAGTGCGCTCAGCAGAACTTCGCATAGAAGGACCTAAGCAACGGTATAGTCGTGCGGCAGGTGTTACAGGATTTAAGGATATTGGTGTAACTAACCGAGATGAGGCATCAATCGTATCTTGGCTACTTCGTATTTCATACGTATCAAATGATGAACTAGGCGCCTTGGCTGTAGCAAACCTTGATAATCCAGATGATGCTATTGCAGCAATTCGTGATTATCTTAGGAAGAACCCTGGAATTGTAGATCAGTCACTTCTCAAGTTC